TTGCTCAGTGGCTCAGGTTGAAACAGTGACTTGGTGTTAGTGTGTTTCGGTGTTTGCCTTCCGATGAATCAGTTATAGCCCGATACTTTCTGAGATAGCAAGAACAAATTGCACATAAAGCTAAACTTTCTTGTAACCTTTTGATTTGTATAAGCTTTATGTGGTTATGTTATGGGATTGCAGGAAAGCTCGTGCGTGTATGTATATACTACCCGTGTGTGCGTGTGTGTTCTTACTCCTGATATAGGGGGAATGTCTTGGCATTGTGCATCAGCGCACCAAAGCCCTAGCTCTGTGCATTAACGCACAAGTTTATGCATCCCTATTGTGTTTCTGTGCACATGTATACAATGGGGGTGTTATATTGTAACACATGGCTAAAAGTCACTTCTCCAATGTGTATACAAATGCAATGAAAACAGTGTCTTAGCATGAGAATATGAACATGTTTTGATCTATTGCTTTGACCATAGCCTAGGCGTTAAGAGCTTTTCCCTGCAATATCAATGCCTTAGCATATAGGCAAGGGGCGGGGGGCGTGGGCCAGGTGGGGGTGCTACGTAGTGTGTATATGTACAAGCACACGGAAGGGGTATTTTAGGCCTAGACATACATGTATACCAATGAGCACACGCAATACGTGTAAAAACGCTAGTAGGGGCCCCATGGACTACAGAAAATATTGACCCCTTTAGGTACTTACCCTATATGAGGGGACTGGGGCTGTGCTAACTTGTTAGCTGTGGCAATAATATGACACATATGTACAACATCTCAGATAATTCTGCAGTGCATATGCATTTTATGGATTGACATAGGGGTACAAATGGTTAAAACTACGTAGTAGTAGTAGCCTATGTAATAACATAAAGTAAAAACATATAGAAGTTATGATAAAGATGTGTTATAACAATATGTTACTACATATCTAAGTAATACAAACAATCATCTAAACTTAAGATATGTAAAAACAGCATGTTACTACATAGAGACATGAAGTAAAAACATAGTGTTACTACATAGGGTGTTGACATACATACTTGTATGCTTTAAGGTAGTTTGTACAAGAGGTATGTATGTACAAGTGTTTCCCTCCTTTCCGTTTGTACTTACATCCTTGTATGTAGTGTGTGTATGGGTAGAATACATATCTGTATTTGCGAGCCTCCCTGTACTCCCTGTACACACACTACTCCCTAACAAACATTCCCTGTAATAACATTAGGTGTTGACACTCATGTCAAAGCCAGTACAACTATATACATCAGACAACATACTTGAACTGTTCTACAGTGCATTAGCAAGTAAGAATAGCAGAGCATTGCTGAACATTCACATCCCACGTAGTGATGTCTTTTACGTTCGTGCTCACCTACAAGAAGTATTCCCAGATAAAGACATGACGTTAGACTACGTAGAACGCATTATGTACCTTGAGGGTATGCTGTCACGTAGAGACGTCCTAGATCCAGACAGAGAGCGTGATGGCGTTGGTTAAGTTTATACCTCTAGTGCTTCTACTCTGTGCCTGTACAACAGTAACTTACACTGCCTCTTGTCCAGCTAGAGATGCCATGTGCCAGAGAAACCAGAATGCAAAGACACTATCTAGTATCGGCTACGGTGAAGCGGCTCTCAGGCTCATGTGTAAGGACACTGATGTTTCTAGTGCTGTTGGCTCAGAGTGCAGTAGCAGGTAGTGTAACTGGTGACTTCTCTAATGGTTATGACAACTCTGTAGTAGACAGTAACAACACGGATGAGACAGTAACCAATAACTACAATGCTACTGGTGCAGGTAGCCCAGCGCCTGTCATGTCTAGCATAGCCCCTACAGTTATGGGTGCAGGTGGTAACGACAGTTGCCTTATCCCCAGCGCTACAGGCATCCAGCTGAGTGTGATAGGCATCTCATCAGGCACCATGCAGCAGGATGAGCACTGTAATAGACGTAAGAATGCTAGACTCCTGGGGTTACCTCAGCAGGTAGGTGGGTTAGGACTACAAGTATCAGCTATTAGTGTCTTGTGCCAAGATCCAGCTGTATTCCGTAGTATGATGCTAGCCAATACACCATGTCCTATTGCAGACAGTAGAACAGGTAAGCTGCTTATGGGGAAGGCAGCTATAGGTAAGTACAGGGATAATCCAGCTTTATTTGTAGTTGGATACAAGTTAGATACAGACTTTTGGGATGCCCTGTTAGGGGTAGGAGAGGACTACCAAGATGAAGAGTCTATTGCAGACAACAGCCCTAAGCTTAGCCTTAGTGAGCGGTTCCGTAGCAGCAAACGCAAACCAGTACGAACTGACAGGTCAACAGAAGATTGACTATCTGATTGACTCTATTGGTGACATCCAGAAGCGTATCAAGGATGGTCAGGTACTCACTGTAGGTGCAGTAGGTTATGCTGGTATTGGTGGTGTCATTGAAGATAATGCACTACAGGATGGTATCATCACTTCACAGGAGCTCAGTGCTTACCTTGAAGCTAAAGAGTTGGTCCTGACACATGACTACGCTGTAGCTCAAACTGCTGAGCAGATGTTCATGCAGGAACACGCAGCCGCCATGAATAGCTTGAGTGTAGCAGTAGATAACCTTACTGCAGCTACATCAGTGATCATGACAGCCGTACAGGTAGCCTCTATTGCAGCTGAGGCAGACACTAAGCCTGAGCAAGTAGCACTACAAGGTATGCTAGAGACTGATGCGTATAGCATTGATGCAGCTGAGACTAACGAGTATAACGAAGCTGTAGCAGCAGTAGAAGAGTTCGCTCAACAGGCTGGTGCTTTCATGGCTGCAGCTAACAATGATGAGCTCACAGCTACTGTAGACAACTACGCAGCACAAGGTAACTTCATGGTAGGTAGCTATACTGCTATCACTTACACGCAGTCTGTAGATGAGTTTGTGATCTCATGGGCTGACTCAGGCTTCGGCACTGGCTTCCAGGGTTACCTCACACCTGAGATGAAGAGTGCAGGTGACGTATATGCTGCAGGTGAATACATCAATGAATATGGCGGGTACCCAACTCAGTAATGGATATTGGTTTTAGCATAGGCGGGTACAACATCAAAGGTTGGATGGTAGCAGTAGCACTGCCTGTCTTGTCTTCAGTTGCAGGTGGTGTGTACTGGTCTTACGATACACTACAGCGTTTCTATGGTGTAGAAGAAGGCATAGCTGAAGTAGCTGAGAATAGTGCTACATTCAAGGCTAAGTCTGCGGAGCTTAACACTAGGCTCACTAAAGTAGAGACAGACGCCCAGCGCAACCTGTTAGATGTAGCTAAGGCACTAGAGTCACGTATTCAGACACTAGAGCAAGCTATCGTAGACAATGATGTACGTGGCTTGAACCAGAAGCTAGCTACACTATCCACTAACATGACACAGATCCTGGAGCAGCAGAAGCTTCTACTGGACCTCCGTAGTCAAGTCGATAAGGCCACTACAATTACGGATGGCTTAGGTGATACCTTAGATACGCTACAGACTGAAGTAGACGACATCTGGAAGGCCTACGATTCACTTGTAGATAACCCCCTATAAAGGCAATAACATGGCACGTGACTACAAGAAAGAGTACAAAGATTACCACAGCAAGGAAGTACAGAAGAAGAAACGTGCTTCCCGTAATGCTGCCCGTGCTACCATGGCTAAAGCAGGTAAAGTCACTAAGGGTGATGGCAAGGATGTAGATCACAAGAACGGTAACCCCAAGGACAATAAGAAGTCTAATCTCCGTGTACAAGCTAAGAGTAAGAACCGTAGCTTCCCACGTAACAGCAAAGCAGGAAAGAAATAACCCATGAAAGACTTTAAGGTATGTCAGACATGTAAGACCCCCAGCGCCTGTAAGGCAGCTATGAAGTGTGGTGGCATGGTGAAGAAGAAGATGTCTAAAGGTGGCATGGTCACTAAAGGCTACGCTAAGGGTGGTATGGTAAAGAGCAACTGTGGTGCATCAATGAAGCCTACACAGAAGCGCACTAAGTAAGTACAGCCATGAAGTTCCTAGACAGTGACTCTCCTTGGGCTGCAGCCGATACAGATGGCGATGGTGTAATCACTGAAGAAGAAATCGAACTGTACGAACGTAAGGTACGCTTCGAGAATGAAGACAAGAAGGAAGATGCACAGCGCAACATGGCGTGGTTCGCATTATTTGGTATGCTTCTGTATCCTTTTGCTGTAGTATTGGCTGTAGCTCTGAGTTTGAGTGAAGCAGCTAACATCCTAGGCAGCATGGCTTCAGTCTACTTCGTGTCTGTAGCCGCTATTGTAGCCGCCTTCTATGGAGGACAAGCATACAGTAAGAGCAAGGGCGTAGAACCAAAGAAAGACAAGGTATAGTATGGCTAAAGATCCCAGACTTGAACGTGCAGGCGTAAGCGGCTACAATAAGCCTAAGCGTACGCCTGGACACCCTAAGAAGTCTCATGTTGTCGTAGCTAAAGAAGGCGACAAGATTAAGACTATTCGTTTTGGTGAACAGGGTGCTAAGACTGCAGGTAAACCCAAGTCTGGTGAATCTGATGCCATGAAGAAGAAACGTGCTAGCTTCAAGGCGAGACACGGTAAGAACATCTCTAAAGGCAAGATGTCAGCAGCCTATTGGAGCAACAAAGAGAAGTGGTAACTTAACATGTGGCTAGCTACACTATTGATCTGCTCTACACAAAGCGTAACTAGCTGTAACTTAGCTGCACAGACTAGTGCTCTACTCTTTACTGAAGCTCAGTGTGAGGAAGTTGTAGCTGAAGGTATGTACATCTTTACGCCTACTTCATACTACGTGACAGGTGCTTGCGTTAAACTAGGGGAATCTACTTAATGCCTGCAGCTAAGAATAAAACAAAGCATAGAAGCAAATAGGTTAAACAACATGACAAAGCATTATGAACAATGGCGTAAAGAGCTCGAAGCTATGGGTTTCACTGTAAGTGAAGATGGCTCTGTAGTAGATCACATGGGTAATGCCTGTGCTGGTGAGGACCGCTTCGGTCAGGCCTGGTGTAAAGACCCACGCATCAACGAGCTTACAGCAAAGGGTGTACCTGCACCTAAAGTTAAAGCTGCTCCAGTTAAGGTTGCAGCTGAGGCACCTAAAGCTAAGGCAAAGGCAGTTAAGCCTGAAGATGAGGCTGAAGAGTAATGACTTTAGTTAGCCAGGGTAGACCAGCACGTAAACGGTCTGTATGGGGTCACAACACTGGCACCACTACAGAGACTGTATACACTTGCCCTGCTAACTGTACAGCTGAGGTGACGTTCATACACATTCATAACTCTTCAGGTAACCCTGACATTGATGTTGAATGGTACGTAGCTGAGGATGACTATACATCTCACTTCCTTGAAGGTAAGAACTTAGGTGCTAGTGAGTATCTACAATTCCCTGACATTGAGCTTGTAATGCAGCCAGGTGATCGCATTCAAGTAACACCATCTGTAGCTGCTCACATCGACACTATCCTTACTGTAACTGAGACGTTTAAGCCTGTAGGTTAAGCATAACGGGTATGCAATCTTGTAGGTACATAATCCCGCACACCTGAGTATAACTATGTGTATCGCTGCAGTGCAGCATAACATATACATATAGGAATACAGAAATGTTTAAGAAGTTTTGGGCTACCCTCGTGAGAATGCAAGAAGTACGTGCAGCTGAGTATGCACTACGCAACATGACAGACAAACAACTGAAAGACATTGGTGTAACACGCTGTGAAATACGTAAAGCAGTAAGCGCCACACCACATTAAATGAAAAGTGATACCACCCATGGCTAAGAATCTGACTGAAAACCAACAGAAGTTCCTTGAAGTCCTATTCGATGAGGCTATGGGTGATGTGCTCACAGCTAAGAAGATTGCAGGGTACAGTGACAACACTCCTACAAGGCTTATTGTCGAAGCTCTTAAGGATGAGATTGCGGAAGCGTCTCGCACTCACTTTGCACGTCTTGCGCCTAAAGCTATTATGGCTATGGGTAATGTTCTTGATGATCCTACTCAACTAGGTGTACGTGACAAAATGACTGCAGCTAAGGATTTGCTTGACCGTGCAGGTCTCGGCAAGGTAGATAAAGTAGATGTTACATCCTCAAGTGGTGGCATTTTCTATCTCCCACCTAAAGAAGGTAACAACGAGTAAGCCTGTGCCTGCATTAGAACTGATAAGAGACTCTGGCTACTGGGAATTACCTAAGCCACACAAGGGTGAAGAACGTATTTGGCACCCTGTAGTACGTATAAGTAGACGAACAGTACCCTTCGGCTATATGATTGACCCAGATAATGAGTTAATGCTGCTACCTATTGAGGCTGAGCTAGAAGCATTAGAGCTTGCAAAGCAACACTTGAAGCAGTATAGTTACAGAGACGTTGCCCGTTGGCTAGTTAGGCAGACAGGCAGGCATATCTCACACATGGGTTTGAAGAAGAGGGTTGACATTGACCGAAAACGTAAGAAAACAGCTCTTATTAAACGCAGACTTGCCAAGCAGCTCGAAGAAACGCTCAAGGAAATCCAGAAGCTCGAAGAAGGTCACATCGGAGCCTACCGCATCAAAGAAGATTGAGCCTGAACAGCCTAAACAGACGGTCCCAGCTACAGTTAAGGCAGCTGATTTCGACGTTGAAGCTGCACAAAGCGTAATCTTTAAGCCTAACCCTGGTCCACAGACTAACTTTCTTAGTGCATCTGAGCGTGAAGTACTATATGGGGGCTCAGCTGGTGGTGGTAAGTCATATGCTATGCTTGCTGACCCCCTACACGGCCTAAACAACCCTAACTTTAGTGGTTTGCTTGTACGTCACACTACTGAAGAGCTCAGAGAACTCATTCAGAAGTCACAGGAGTTATATCCTAAGGCTATTCCTGGCATTAAGTGGTCAGAACGTAAGTCATCATGGATCAGCCCTACTGGTGGACGTCTCTGGATGTCATATCTCGACAAAGAGATGGACGTTACACGATATCAAGGTCAGGCTTTTAACTGGCTCGGCTTCGACGAACTTACTCAGTGGCCTACACCCTACGCTTGGGACTATATGCGCTCACGTTTGCGTAGTGCACATGCTAAAGAGCTAGGTTTGTACATGAGAGCTACGACTAACCCTGGTGGTGCAGGTCATGCTTGGGTTAAGAAGATGTTTATCGACCCAGCGCCCTACGGTCAATCCTTCTGGGCTACTAACATTGAGACAGGTGAAGAGATCCGCTTCCCTGCAGGTCACAGTAAAGCTGGACAGCCTCTGTTTAAGCGTAGGTTCATCCCAGCTAGCCTTTTCGACAACCCATACTTGGCTGAGAGTGGCGACTACGAGGCTATGCTGCTCTCCCTACCTGAGCACCAGCGTAAGCAGCTCCTAGAGGGTAACTGGGACGTCAATGAGGGTGCAGCATTCCCTGAGTTCAACCGCAACATACACGTAGTTGATCCCTTTGATATCCCTAAGTCCTGGACACGCTTCCGTGCATGTGACTACGGTTATGGTTCCTACACTGGTGTCGTATGGTTTGCTGTAGGTCCAGATGAACAGCTTATCGTATATCGTGAGTTGTACTGCTCTAAGGTTACAGCTATTGATCTAGCTGACATGATCTTGGACATTGAGAATAACGATGGTGGCATACGTTATGGGGTACTTGACTCCTCACTATGGCACAAACGTGGTGACACAGGGCCTAGCCTAGCTGAACAGATGATCATACGTGGTTGCCGTTGGCGTCCATCAGACCGATCACGAGGCTCACGGGTTGCAGGCAAGAACGAGATACATAGGAGATTACAGGTAGATGAATACACTGAAGCCCCTCGAATGGTTATCTTCTCATCCTGTACAAACCTTGTTGCTCAACTTCCCTCTATTCCTCTAGATAAGCGTAACCCAGAAGACGTAGACACAAACGTAGAAGATCACCTATATGACGCACTACGTTATGGGGTCATGACACGCCCTCGCAGCTCACTATTTGACTTTGACCCTACAACCCAGCGCACTGGCTTTCAAGCCGCAGACACAAAATTTGGTTATTAGCATGAGAGTATGTAACGTCTGTAAAGTAGAGAAATCTCTAGATTCTTACCATAACTGCAAAAGGTTTCCTCTAGGAAAAACGTATACCTGCAAGCCTTGCGCAAAAGAGAAGACCCGTAAATGGTCCAAAGAAAACCCAGACCGAAAGAAAATAGCCTCTATAGCAGAATACAAAAAGAATAAAGCTGCTTATATTGCTAGGGTAGCTAAGCGCAGGGCCGCAAAACTTAAAGCTACACCTCCTTGGTTATCTGAAAAGCAACTTCATGATATGACCGTTATATATACTGTCTGTGACAGAGTGTCAAAACAAACAGGCAAATCACATCACGTAGATCACGTAGTGCCTCTTCAGGGAGAAAATGTATGCGGATTGCATGTACCTTGGAATCTAGCTATAATACCAGCAAAAATGAATCTCTCTAAGAGCAACACACACTAAGGATACTGAACATGGCAGATATGGATGAAATGTCGTTTGAGACGGATGAAGTTATCTCAGCGGAGGGGCTAGACGATAAGCTTATGCCTTCTGTTTCTGCAGTAACGGCATTCGTACACGACAGATTTAAACGATCAGAAGATGCACGACTTACAGATGAGACACGGTGGCTGCAGGCATATCGCAACTATCGTGGTATCTATGGTCCTGACGTACAATTCACTGAGACTGAGAAGTCACGTGTATTCATTAAGGTCACTAAGACTAAGACATTGGCCTCTTACGGTCAGATCACTGATGTACTCTTCGGTAACAACAAGTTCCCACTGAGTGTCAATCCATCTGTTCTCCCTGACGGTGTATCTGAAGCTGTCCACATCAACATTGACCCTAATGCTGAGCAAGGCATGGATGCAATCAAGGGTGCATTCAATGATGAGGCCCCTAAGCCTTACCTCATTGGCCCAGACACTAAGCTAGAGCCAGGTCAGACTATGCGTGACCTCAAGGCACGTCTTGGTCCACTTACAGATAAGCTAGAGCCAGTATCCGACAAGATCATTGAAGGTAAAGGCACAGGCCCTACATCAGTAACATTCCATCCTGCTATGGTTGCAGCCAAGAAGATGGAGAAGAAGATCCACGACCAGCTGCAAGAGTCAGGTGCATCTACACACTTGCGTAGCATGGCATTCGAGATGGCACTCCTAGGCACAGGCGTCATGAAAGGCCCCTTTGCTGTAGATAAAGAGTACCCCAACTGGAATGAAGAGGGTGAGTATTCACCTCTGGTTAAAACTGTACCTGAAACATCACATGTATCAGTATGGGACTTCTACCCTGACCCAGAAGCACGTAACATGGAAGAGGCTGAGTACATTGTACAGCGCCACAAGATGTCACGCACACAACTTCGTTCACTCCGTAATCGCCCATACTTCATCAAAGATGCTATCCAAGAGTGTATCGACAAGGGCCCTGACTACCAGCCTAAGCACTGGGAACAGCACATGGAGGATGGCTCAAGCACTACTCCTCATTCAGAGCGCTGGGAGGTACTTGAGTTCTGGGGCTTCGTTGACTCTGAGCTCCTTGAAGAACATGGTGTTAAGCTTCCTAATACACTTAAGGGTGTAGATGAAGTTAACTGCAACATCTGGGTATGTAACGGCTCTGTACTACGTATTGTACTTAACCCATTTAAACCTGCACGTATCCCATACTATGCTGTTCCTTATGAGCACAACCCATACAGCTTCTTCGGTGTCGGTATCGCTGAGAACATGGATGACACTCAGACGTTGATGAATGGTTTCATGCGAATGGCTATTGACAACGCCGCATTGTCTGGTAACCTTATCATTGAAGTAGATGAAACTAACCTTGTACCAGGTCAAGACCTCTCAGTATACCCAGGCAAAGTGTTTAGACGTCAGGGTGGTGCCCCAGGTCAAGCTATCTTCGGTACTAAGTTTCCTAACGTAGCACAAGAGAACCTCCAACTCTTTGATAAAGCACGGGTACTTGCCGATGAGTCTACTGGTTTCCCTAGCTTCGCTCATGGCCAAACTGGCGTCAGCGGTGTTGGTCGCACAGCAAGTGGTATTTCTATGCTCATGTCTGCTGCTAATGGTAGCATTCGTAGTGTGGTCAAGAATGTAGACGACTACCTGCTCCGCCCTATGGGTCGTGCCTTCTTTGCATTCAACATGCAGTTTGACTTCGATCCTGACATCCGTGGTGACCTTGAGGTCAGTGCTTCAGGTACAGAGAGCCTCATGGCTAATGAAGTACGTTCACAGCGTCTCATGCAGTTCCTGCAGGTAGCTCAGAACCCAGCGCTTGCACCTTTCGCTAAAATGGACTATATCATTCGTGAGATTGCTAAGAGTATGGACCTCGACCCAGACAAGGTAGCTAACTCAATGCAGGACGCAGCTATCCAAGCTGAGATCCTCAAGCAGTTCCAACAACCAGCACAACCTCCTGCAGGACCAGAAGGTGTCCCAGCGCCACAGGGTGCTCCAGCAGCCCCTGCAGGTGCCCAAGTACAAGACATGTCAGGTGGCGGTGGTGGCCAAACAGGTGTAGGTGCTGCTCCAGCCCCAGGTGAACAAGGATTCAGTGGTAATGTCGCTTAAAAGCTTCGTAAACAACAAGCAAGAATGGGATAGCTACCTTGAGTACATTGATGTAGCTATCTCCAAAGTGCACAAGAGATTAGAGCAGGTATCTTCAGTTGAAGCTATATTCCATGCTCAGGGTGAAATACAGGCATTAAGACGTCTAAAGTCAATGAGGGATGAAGTCAATGGACCAAAATGAACAAACAGAGGCTGTCTTCAAGTCCTCACGTACTGAAGTAGACCCTGTGAGTGGTAACGAAGTACCTCCTGGTGCAGTAGCTGAAGAGGTCCGTGATGATGTACCCGCTATGCTGTCTGAGGGTGAATATGTAGTCCCTGCTGATGTTCTTCGCTATTATGGTGTTCGCTTCTTCGAGGAGCTACGTAGTAATGCTAAGCAAGGTCTATCTGGCATGGAAGCAGAGGGCCGTATTGGTGGCGACCCTGTAGATACAGATGACCTACCTTTTGATCCTTCTGAGCTAGCTGTAGTAGATGATGGACAAGACGAGCCACCCATGATGAACAAGGGAGGTCTCGTAAAAGGATATGCTGAAGGCGGTACTGTAGAAGACCCCACAAAGATGGCAGTACCTGACTTCCTTCAGGGTTACGCTGGCCTCACCTCTGCATCTACAGAGGGCCAAGCCAATGGATATCGTACATTCCAGAATAAAGATGGTATGATCATCACAGTACGCTTCGTCAATGGGGAGCCTACAGGTTATATTCCACCAGGTTACGAAGAGCAGAAATCAGCCAGTGAGCAAGTAGCTGAGAAGGTTGAAGAAGTAGTCAAGAAGCCAGAACCAGAAGGTAGAGATGGTGGCGAGCCATCTGCTCCTAGCCCTTCAGGCACAGGGACAGGTAAGGGCTTTGGCATGGACCTAGGAGAGGCTCTCGGAAAAGCTGCTACAAGCGGTACGCTTGGCCTTGGCCTGAAAGGTATTGATGCTATCGCAGGTACAGATATTACAGGTAAAGTACAGAATGCTATAGATGATGTTGTAGATAGTATTACTGACAAACTAGGTCTCACAACACCTGATGATGAAGAGGGTAAAGAGAACACACCAAGCATTTCCCCAGAGGATATAGCTAATGACGCAGCTGCACAGTCTGGACCACAAAACAACGCTCCATCATCACCTAATGCTCCATCATCACCTGCTTCTTCTGCACAGGTAGCATCAGAGGCCGCTATGGGACTAGACCCCTTTGGTGGTTCAGAAGGCCCCTCTTATGGTGGAGGCAATGCTCCATCAGGCAATGCTCCATCAGCTGATGCCCCTGGAGTCTCTGCTTCACCTTCATCCAATGGTGCTTCAGCAGGTGCTGCCTCTAGTGCCGCTGCAGGTAGTGGACACGAAGGTAATGCAGACCCTGATGCAGGTGGCTCAATGCTAAACAAAGGCGGNCTCGTAAAGAAACGCACTAAGAAGAAGAAGTAACTACCCCAAGAAGTAACACAACTATAAGGCTACCTGGCAATAATGCCAGCCCCAACATAAGGACTACACTATATGGCTAACCCAGCACAAGAAACTGACTCATTGGCACATCGTCGTAACGCAGCACGTGTTGCACAGGACGAGGCAGAACTGAAAGCCCTACTCGAAGGTGAGACATCTGAAGAACAAGAAGTTGAGACTGAAGAGCAGGAACAAGAAGAAGAGCAACGTGTAGTTGCCACAGAGACTGTCGAGACCAAAGAAGAGTCAGAACCTGAAGAGAAGCTGACCAAGGAAGAAGAAACCTTCAAGAAGCGCTATGGTGACCTACGCCGCCATATGTCAGAGAAGGAAAAGGCAACAGAAGAGCGCATTAAGGCACTAGAGACACAACTCTCTCAAGCAGCCAACAATGAGCTTGTACTTCCTAAGTCAGACGCAGACATTGAAGCTTGGGCTAAGCAATACCCAGATGTAGCCTCCATTGTTGAAGCTATTGCAGACAAGAAAGCCAAAGAGCGATCAGGTGAACTAGACACTCGCCTCAAGGAGTTTGAGACCCTTCGTGCACAGACACAGCGTGAGAAGGCAGAAGCTGAGCTCATGCGTATCCACCCTGACTTCCTTGACATCCGTGGTGACGATGCATTCCATGACTGGGCAGAAGAACAGCCTAAGATGGTACAAGATGCTCTGTACGACAACGTAGAAGACGTCAAAGCAGTAGCCCGTGTCATTGACCTATATAAGGCAGACAAGGGTATCAAGACTACCAAAGGCTCAGCTGACAGTAAAGCAGCAGCTTCCTCAGTTCGTTCACGCTCAGCCCCAGCGCCCGAAGCAGACGAAACCAAGTCTTACCTCCGTGAGTCTACAGTCAACAAGATGACTTCAGCGGAATACGAGAAGCACCATGACGAGATTCAGAAGGCTATCCGTGAAGGTAAGTTTATTTACGACATGAAGCGTTAATGTGTTGACACTCTAGAAACGCTAAGTATAACTATATGCATACACGGGAGTAGCTACTCGTGTATGTATCCTCACACATATGTAGATACACAAAGAATCACCCAAACAAGTATAGGCCCAAGTTAAGCCAAGGACGGCCATCCTAGCTTTATCTTGCACCCTAGAACGTGAGGCCTCTTATGTTCGATATGATGTGTTTTCAACCCTGCCCTTACATAGTACAGATTAACCTGGCAGTAGGGGTATAACAGAAGCCATATCCATAGGAGAATTACAATGGCATTCGCAAAAGCATCAGGTTATACCAACCTGAACAACGGCAACTTCTCGCCCGTTATCTATTCTAAGCAGGCGCAACTTGCATTCCGTAAGTCAGCAACTGTATCTGCAATCTCAAACAGCGACTACTTCGGTGAAATCGCCAACCAAGGCGACACTGTACGTATCATGAAAGAGCCAGAAATCTCGGTTTCAGCATATGCTCGTGGTACAACTATCGCTGCTCAAGACCTCGTAGACAACGACTTCCAGCTCGTCGTAGACAAGTCAAACTACTTTGCCTTCAAGATGGACGACATCGAAGAAGCGCACAGCCACATTGACTTCATGAACCTCTCAACAGATCGTGCTGCTTACCGCCTTGCGGACCAGTATGACCAAGAAGTTCTGGGCTACCTGTCAGGCTACAAGCAATCTGCTCTCCACGGCGCTGCTGACACTGTTAACACAACTGTTAACGGCACTAAAGCAAACGCTGCTGCAGGTTCAGACGAACTGCTCGCAGTCAACAAGCTTAACAAAGGCTCGTTTGGTAACATCACAACTGCTTCTGCAGCTGATCACTCCATCCCACTCGCCCCACGTTTGCCTGGTGCAACTGCACAGTCTACAGCAACTGCAACACCACTCCAAGTCATCGCACGTATGGGTCGTCTCCTTGACGTCCAGAACGTAGACTCACGTGGTCGTTGGATCGTTCTCGACCCAGTATTCATCGAAATGCTCAAAGATGAGGACTCACGTGTTCTCAACGCTGACTTCGGTGGTGCAGGCCTCATGAACGGCTTGATCCTCAACAACCTGCACGGCTTCCGTGTGTACTCGTCCAACAACCTGCCATCAGTAGGTACAGGCGCTGGTACATCAGGCACAGACAACCAAAACACTAACTATGGTGTTATCGTTGCTGGCCACGACTCCGCTGTTGCAACTGCTGAGCAGATCAACAAAGTTGAGACATACCGTGACCCAGACTCATTCGCAGACATCGTACGTGGTATGCACCTGTACGGTCGTAAGATCCTGCGCCCTGAGGCAATCGTCACAGCTAAGTTCAACGCAGCTTAATCGTGAAAACCTAGGGGCTGGCTTCGTGCTGGCCCCTTTGTATACATTGACATGATACTACACGCAAAGAATAAGTATGAAGGCAGTTTTGTAGAGACCTTACAGAACATATGCAGCTGGGATAGAGAGCTCAATGATTGGAGCTTCACCAATACGCTAAAGCGTTCTATCGACAGTAAAGGTATGTTAAACCCTATTCTTGTAATGTCTCTTGAAAGCTACCTGACAACTCCACAAGACCTTGACAACCATAAACACATAGATCAGAATAAACCCTATGTGTGTATGGTAGGCAACAACAGGTACTTGTACGCCAAGAGTAGCGGCTACACTCACATAGAGTGCCTACTGATTAATGACCCCGAAGAGTTGCGCACTATGACACGTAACACCCTCATCAAGCCTCGTAAAATGTAAGGACACTGAAACATGGCTATTACAACGGCAATGTGCAACAGCTTCAAAGAAGAACTTCTTGGTGGTGTTCACGACCTAGACACAGACTCAATTCGTATTGCACTCATAAAAGCATCTCACTCAGGTACTTATGGTGCAGCTACTACAAACTACAGTAACGTTACAGTTAATACTGATGAAGCGGTAGGTACTAACTACACCGCTGGCGGTAACACACTCAGTAGCGCTGTAATCTCACTTGATGGCTCAACAGCTATTGTTGACTTTGCTGACACCACATGGTCTTCAGCTACAGTCTCAGCTGATGGGTGTATCATCTATAACGCATCTCGCTCCAATGCCGCTATTGCAGTTATTGACTTTGGTGGCATTAAGACCTCAACAAATGGCGACTTTACAATCCAGCTACCTGCTGCAGATGCCTCTAATGCCATTGTACGCATCGCCTAATAAGGGGTAATAAGCATGGCTCTGGTCCTCAAAGATAGAGTAAAAGAAACTACTACGGTAACGGGCACAGGTACCGCTACCCTTGATGGTGCTGTCATTGGGTTCCAGGCTTTCAGTGGTGTACTAACCGATAGTGACACTACGTACTACGCCATATCTCACAGAGAGTTTGATGAGTGGGAAGTAGGCTTAGGTACATACAGTGCAGGTACACTTGCTCGTACTACAGTACTAGAGAGTAGTAACTCAGGTAGTGCTGTCTCATTTAGTGCAGGCACAAAAGACGTCTTCATTACATTGCCAGCTGAGAAAGCCGTTGCACTAGACGGTAATGATAATCTCAGCATTGGTAACATCACTACGAGTGGGTACCTTCGTGGTCCAGCTACTTTCACTATTGACCCTGCTGCACATGGTGATGATACAGGTACCCTAGTTATTGCAGGTAACTTGCAGGTAGATGGTACCACAACAACTGTTAACTCATCCAGCCTAGCAGTTACTGATCTGAACATCACTGTAGCTAATGGTGCCGCAAACGCAGCTGCAGCAAATGGTGCAGGTATCACGGTAGACGGTGCATCTGCTACTCTCACGTATGACTCTACAACTGACCAGTGGGCTATGAATAAGAGCCTAGCTGCAGATGTTGTTGGTGACGTGACAGGCACAGTGTCTGATGTAAGCAATCATACCACATCAGATATAGCTGAGGGTACAAACCTATACTACACTACCGCTAGGTTTGATACTGCACTTAGTGGTAAATCAACTTCTGACTTGACTGAGGGTACAAACCTATACTATACTGCAGGTAGGTTTGACACTGCATTTAGCAGCAAGTCAACTTCTGACCTCACTGAAGGTACAAACCTATATTACACTCAAGCTAGATTTGATACTGCACTTGGAGCTAAGACCACTACGGATGTCTCTGAGGGTACTAACTTGTACTACACTACAACTAGAGCTAACTCCGCAATAGACACAAGGGTAACCACTGCTTTCGTAGATGCTCTAGATGTGGATGCTGAGACACTAGGTGGATCAAACAAAGCTACACTATTGGCAGAGGCAGAGTCAAATGCCCTAGCCCTCTCTATTGCGTTAGGATAAGCACATGGCAAACACGTTCAAGAACTACACTAGCGCATCGGTAGGCACGTCGCCTGTCACAACATACACCGTGCCCAGCGCCACAACCTCGGTCATGATTGGCTGCAACTTGGCTAACATCACTGCAAGTCAAATCAAGGTGGATGTGCAAGCTGCTGGAGTGTATCTGGCCAAAGGCATCCCACTGCCTGCGGGTTCAGCAATTTCTGTGCTGGACGGTAAAGTAATTCTGGAGACAACTGACACAGTGGTCGTGACATCTGATACTGCAACCTCGGTTGACGTTATTGTATCATTGCTGGAGCAA